TTTTACTCAAATTACTTGTTTGTATTTGCCCACCATTTAATAGGCCGCTCGCAAATAATAATTGGTTATCAATATTATTCACAAAATCTTCCGATTGTTGGTCAGGATCTGGGGTTGAGTTCGGTAATGGGTTTTGTTTGTTTCTTTCTTTGAAATCCTCATAATGTGACTCAAAAACCGTTTTAGTGAAATCAAAATCGCTACCAGACTCACCGATTTTTGTTGGTATGAAAGCTAACTCAGTATACACTTCTGTTGACTTAGATTCTTGATTATAAATTTTATGATCTAGTGAGCCGTAGGAATCGATTATTACCTTATTAGCTTCCGTTTCCAATTTAATATTTTCAAAACTAATATCCTTTACATTATATGGGATTAAAGTGTTTTTATTTTCAATGATAACACCACCAATGTTTCTTTTTTGCGATGACACTAACGAATCGATAATAAGATTACTTGTTTTGGTCATTAATGATAAATTTTTTATGTTTAAATCATTACTAATATATGGTAGATATCCAGTTAATGATCCAGCTATATCATAAAATGATACAAATTTACCATCTAGACAACCAGCATAATCGTCATATTCATAACAAACGTAAGTTGGTCCATATGAGTATTTTACAGAGACTTCCTCGTAATCTGGTAAATCTTTTATTGCCTCACTAACTAATGCGTGGGTTGTATCGTAAATTAAATTTTTAGTGATACTTGTTCTATCCAAAAATAGATCACCGTATTGTCTTGGGTTTGTTGGTATTTTTATGTCCGTTGGTTGGTCATTTAAAACAAAAAACTCAGACCAGTAATCATCGTAAGCAAATTCGTATAGATCAATATGTGTATCGCATAATATGTCAAAGCTATCAGCTGACTCGTTATAATCAAAAATCTCATAACTTCTATCTTCATAATTTAATTCATATTTAAGATATAAGTTTTTTTGATTAAATGTTTCAACATCCTGTAACCACTTTTTCCTTAAATTATTTTTAGCGGATGGTATGAACTGAATTTTTGTACCATTTAACGCATCCCAAAAGTAAAACTTAGCATAAAAATCAGATTTTATGTAGTTCTTTAGGAAAAATAAGGAATAACCATCAACCCCTTCAAATAGATTAAAAACGGGTCTTTTTTGTTCAACGCTACCGTTTTCAAGATCACCAGTTGTTTTTTCTCTAAACATATACCTGTCTGAGACGTATACTGGTATTGTCATTACCCTATTTTGACCATCTGTATTAAAATCGTCATATAACTCTATAATTATAAAAGAATTATATGTATAAGCTTTATTATTAAAGCCGTATTTGAGGTTAACCCAAGCATCGGAATTTTCCCAAAATGGGAACGTAAATGTGTTATAAAAATGTGGGTAACCCTCTTTTTTAGGGTATTTTTTTCTATTCTCAACTAAAGGGTCTATAACAACATACGGTTTATTTGCCGTGATTTGTTCTGGTGACTGTGATTTTTCAAAATCATATTTAGGTAATGGATTACCGTCCGAATCTTTGGTTTGAAACATTTCTGAACTCTTACTAATTTTTAAAGCTTTTACAATTCTAGAATTATAGTCAGAAAAAGATTCTTCTATGTAATTTTTTATTTGTGGTAACTCGTTATTTTTAATATATCTCAAAAAAAATAAGTCCAGCTCAATATTACTTGATGTTGGTTTGTATTCTACGTTCTCAAAATCAATAATACTGTTTATGTTTGCTAAAGATTCAACATTTATCATTTTAGAGAAAACAAAATCTCTATCTGAAGAACCATCTTCGGAGCTAAGGAATATATTTTTCCTTATCGTAACATCTTTTTTAAATGGCGTTTTTAACATTTATCGTCAGTATATTTTTTAAACGGTTCTTTATTTTCTATTACATCATTTTCATCACCAAATAAGTCGGTAATGATATCTCTAGTATAATTATCAACGTTATTTAATGAATCAATATTGGTTATGTCGTTAACACCAAAAGTATATTTTTTAGTTTTACCTTTTTCAGCTAGTACTGGGAAAACTAATCTTGTATATACATACCTAGACCCATTTAAAAACGGGAAGTCTAAAACATTACCATCATCATCAGAAATACCAAGATCAAGTACATCTCTCCATATATATTTATCAGATTTTCTACTGTAAACAGCGTATTTTGGTATGTACTGATTTGATACGGAATCTTCAATATAAGAGGACTTAGCTTTTATCTTGATCTCATGAAATGGTTCGTAATTAAACATAACAAAGTCTAGTATGAAATTATGATGAATTCCTGATATTTGTGTCTCAGTTAAATTTTCAGCTGAATACTCAAATATACCAATGTCATATACGGTACCTATATCTGGTTTGTCCGATATTTCCGTATTAGATGTTTCAGATATTCTCATTATACCTTCGCCAGGATTTGTGTAACCAATTAAAGGTGAAAAATTAGATTCAACAGTGCTAATTTTTTTACTTAAAGTACCACCATTTTTAATTAAACCAACATATAACTCAGTAATTGGCTCGTTTTTATTATCCAACTGGGTACCTAAATCTAGGTTTTTATCAAAAAAGAAATTATATAGTTTTTGGTTAAACAAATTTGTTGAAAATCCGCAAGCATCAAAACCCTTAGATACGTCAACAACAACAGCTTGTTTAACGTAATATTCCATAACTTCGTTATCGATAACCTTCGATATACTGAATTTAGATTCAAATAAATCATAAGCTGGCGGTCTATCTGCTTTTAAAGCTGAGATGAGTAAATCTTGGTCATTCTTAACCTGTGTGTTTTTCATGACACCAGTAAATTCGTTTTTTTTCGTGTCTGGTTGAGATTGTAATAAACCATCTGCTTTTGTCACTAAATTAAATGACGCTTCTTTGGCCTCTTTAACATAAAAAAGATTTTTTGGTGAAATCTTTAAATCTATTGTTATCTTATTTTTATTTACGCCTGTTACAAAATATAAACCAGCGGATATTTTTGAATCATATGAGCTAATGTAGACTTGGTCACCGATATTTAAATTGTGTCCATAATTCATTAAAAAAGTTGCAAAGTATTCACCATCATTCTTAATATTAATTGGTGATGGGTATACTAATGTAGCTGGTAAGCCATATGTTAAATCTAATTTATATGTTGTGTTAACCCCTTTTGAATCTTTGTATGGTATACTATACTTCTTCTTACCTTTTGAACCCATAAAAGGGACTGGTTTACATAAAACAGTACTCCAGTTATCAGGGTTAAAGTTTATTGCCTTCTCATCAACATTTAATTTTTTACCCCTAAAATGAAAATTTCTACTTATTATCGGAGATATTGTTCCGTAAACTTTATATACATTATTTTCATTTTTTTCTTTTAAAAATTGCTCATCCTGTGATACATTAGTAAATAAGTTATACTCATTTCTAAGCGTAGCGGGTTGCTCAAGTATTATTCGAGTTTTTAGTGTTTGGTTAGTTGATCCACTAAACTTTTTTGAACCTAATATTTCTACGATATTACTCATTCTGTGTAAAATAATTTTTTTCTATAGTTTTTAATACATTGGCTTGGTCCCAGTAACCGAAGTAATAGAAATTACCTTTATATCTGTTTGATATTTCGGCATTAAACCCTGTTGGTTCCACATTCCCAGTATAAAACCCGTAAGAGGTATATACTTTATTATCAATTAGATCTTGCAGCTCATCAGTTATGTCATATATTGAAGTTTCCAGGACTGGGAATTTATTTTCTTTGTCTGTTGAAGAAATAAAAACTCCGTGTGTGTAATTTTTACTATATGCTTGTGTAAATCTTCTGTGTACACCAGCATCATTTGGTGTCGCCTCTTCATTTTTAGCTAATTCAATTGCAAATAAACTCAAATTTAAGGGTCCGTCAGCGTTATCACCATAATTAAATGTTGATCTATCACCATAAAAATTGTTACCATCCTCACTAATAAAGTCATCACCAGAAAAAATATCGGTAAACACATTACCACTATTTTTACCATTTAAACCAGCCCCAATACCAACATGATATTCATAAGCCCTAACTTTCTCGTTATAAGAAACTGTTTGTGGTATATTAATTATATTTAAAATTCTGTTGTAATAGTAAGCTGTTGGGTCTTCGGTGTTTGTGTTTTGTATTTTAAACTCATATCTAGGCATAATAATGGACCCAATGACCTCCACGTCATTAATCTCAGGTAAATCGTCTCTATTGATTGGAAATGTCCATGGGACGTCTTTATTCGGGTTTAATCTTGGTATGTAGAATATGTCATTACCGCCAATACCAGCATTATCCTCTCTATGTTTGTTATATTTAGTTTTGATTGTGTAGAACTTTCTATTTCTGTTAACTAAATCGTATTCAAATAAACCAGATGTTGTACCCTCCCAACCACCAGTTAGTGTTTCACCTTTTGGTGATGCTGGTACCCTAACGCCAGGCGTGAGAGGTAACCAGTAACCACCCCATGGTATTCTTGTTTGGTAACTTTCGTTAATGTCATAAATCTCAAAGGCGTAATAACCTTTGGTCGGTATACTATTTTCCGTGTCGTCAGTCGGTACCATGTCACCAAATTGGTTTATTTTAAAATAATCCATGTACATGGGTAATGCGATTCTAAAGACACCAGTACCTTTTTCGGCTTTAAAAGCGCCAACTCTAAGGCGGCTACCTGGTGTTAATTTATCATCTAAACGATAAACAACAACCATTAAATCATCTGCTGGCCAAATATCGTTGGTTATTCTACCTAATGTGGTGTCTTCACCAAATATCTCTATTGGGTTCTGTGTTTCTGAAATAGAACCATCTGTTTTTGCGTAAAAGCTACCGCTTGTGTTTGACGCCCAACCAAAAAATATTGCTGTGGGTTGGTATTTGTAATTAATTTTAAAATCACATCTAGTTATGCCGATATCACCTTCTTCTTCGTCACCCCAAAAAGAAGCAACGTTAACTTGTTTAACCTCATTAAATATATTAGGCATTTCATTAATATTGGTTTTAACTTCGACATTAAAATTACCAAACCCATCATATATGTAATTTGGTACCTTATTAGGGTTATTATCATCAGTTAAGCCAACAGCTGTGGCAACGTCATTAATTGTCTTAAATTCTGTTGTCGTTTCAACTAAATCATTAGCCGATATTTCAAAACTTTTAGTATCAAATAGATCGAAATCCATCATAATGTTATGTGAACCAACTGGTACACCAAATATCATATAATCACCAGATTCATTGGTTGTTGCTGTATATTTATAATATTTTTCCATAACCTCAAGATATTGAGGGTAGTGTATTAGGTCATTTATTGTTGGTAAATTACCCACAGCTCTGTGACTAGGATTTTGATTCCTAGTTCTTGGTAATAAGTTATACCTAACCCCATTTGGAAATTGGTCGTTTACTGTTTCAAAGGGGTATAGTTCTAATATTTCTGGTCTAACTTTATCTAAAGGGTCTATTGGTACAAATATTGAGACTCTGGCATTTTGTAAGCCATATCCGTTAGCCGTTTGTACACGACCAACAACAACACCAAAGTCTGATGATGTTTTTCTATAGACATCAGTGCTAGATATTTTTAAACTAAGGACTTCTAAATTATCAAAATCATCCTCTAAGTTTACCAATATTCTTTCGTTAGTCTCGTTTTCATTTAAAACTATCTTAATGTTTTTCTCCATAATTAACTACTAACTCCAGTCGCAACCAAAGGTATTACTTTAATATCCGTATCAGGTTTTCTAATATTTAATAACTGATTTTCTTCCACAATTATATAGTTGTTAGCCACATCTAATTCACCAGTCACTGTATCCAATATCGCTTGTTTTGTTACGTTATTTGAGTAACCAACGCCAGTTTTATTGAAAACTTTAACGTAATTAACGTTAACAACGCCAGGAACCTGAGTTACTTTTTTAACGATTTCACCAACACTATAACTTTTACCTAAAGCAATTTTATCTTTAGTAAATTCATCACTAACTATTTTTGTTATATTTGCTGAAGTTTCAAGCTGAGTACCAGGTTCAACAATGACTGATATTTCAAAACCAAGATCAACAACTTCAGCTGGTTTAACAACAACATAATCATTTATCATTCTATATTTGGATAAATAATTGGCTATGTTTTCCATCAATAATGATGAGATGTCATTTGATATGCTGCCTGATGAATCGTAGCTTAGAACACCGATTTCGATTTTATTTTGTCTTTGTATTACACTAGCTTTTGCGGGTGTACCGAATATACTTGGCATTGATAACATCAATACTTTATAGTCATTAAGCGTTACCGCCCTATTTTGTGCGGAGAAATTATATGAAATGTAGTTTCTTAATTCCTCGATTGTTGGTTCATCTGACCCACCTACAGCTGGTGTGGTGTTTGTCACTGTAATTGATGTGTTGACCGTTGAATTAATTGCGGAGTCTGGTCCATTTATTACCGTATTTAATCTAGATACTTCGGTTATTGTCCCGACACCAGCATTAGATTCAACACCACCACCAATTCTATACTTAATATACATGGTCGTGTTTGTTATCGGGGCCAAACCTAAACTACCATTTCTTAAAAAACTTTTTAAACTAAAACCACCGTTGTCCATAAAATCATCTAAAATATCTAACGATGTGTCTGTTTGGGCACCAAAGGTTAGTTGGCAAAAACCGTTAGGTGTATATTCAACAATATATCTTTGATCAATTTGTTCGTAAACGCCTTTAGCGATACCATTAACTCTAGGTGAATTAGGGTCTTCAACAAAAACACTATCTTCCGCTAAAGAAGGTACTTGATACCATTTATTTGAGCTACTTAAAAATTCAGAGTCGGCTGGTGATGTCGTAAAGTTTGTACCAAACTTATGGAATACACCTTCAACTGAAAGTACATTACTCTCAGGTAATGTTATCTTATAAAATGGTTGCGTAGCGGCAAAAACTTGGGAGAATATTTTACTTGTACCAGCGACAACTATACCAGTTTTTGTTATTGAGTAACCAGTTAACTTGTTATTCACAAATATTGGTCTTTTTGTTCTATCTGGTTTACCAGCGCTATTTAACGCTGAAGCGAAATCTATGTCATATAAAACCTCATAGGTACCAGAACCGTTTGTTACTTGAGTACCCGCTTTAATAACAGGTAGATATCTTTTATCCTCTTGATCACCGAATACTGGTATTTGCGCTGTAAATTCAACTACAGCAACTGCGGCAGACTTTGATGGTAATTTTAAACCATAAGTTTTTGCGATATTAAATAGTGATTGTCTTTCTTGAGCATAATCTAATACCGTTTCCTGTAAAGCACGGTCAATTTGGAAGTTTAGGTTATCAGCAATAGCCGCATTTAAATCCAAAAACACGGATAGAATTGATGCGTCATTAAAGTTTTGTACAACATCAGGATAATATTGTTTAATGTAATTTATTTGCTCGGTTTTTAACGAAGCAAAATCCCTTTTACTGTAGTTTATTTGTCTAGCCATTTTATATTGTTATACTTAATTTATCGCTCGTTTGGAACGTTCTGGTTGATATGGTGTAATCTAAGTTTATTCTTATATGGTGTTCCAAGTCAGTGTTATTTTTATTAGCTTCCTCATCACCAACTTTTGTTATTTCAACAGCATTTAGTTTTAAATTTGGTATATATTTTTCAATAGCGTCAGTTATTTCATTTTCTATTTTACCCATAGTTATTTCATCTAAAGGTTCAAAAATATACTGGTACAAATTTGTACCAAAATCTGGTAAGTAGTATCTAGACCCCTTTCTAGTTAATAGTAAATGTATTAACATGCTTTTAACCTCAGATTCTGGTATGGATGTCATGTTAACAAAATCACCGTTATCTGACTGGACAAAAGGGAAATCTATACCAAATGTTTGTTTTCTAATCGCCATATTCTTTTATAAATAAATATCGTAATAATTTATTTTTTGTAAATAAAAAAATCCCGCTATTAACGGGATTTCATTTTCTAATAATCTTATTATCAATTAGGCACTACAACCAAAACAATCGAATTGACTATTTTCTGGTTTTTGTGGTAGATCACTTAATTGTGGTTGCGCTGGTAAAGCTACCTGTTCGGTTTTTGTTACCTCGTTTGAGGGTACGCTAATCGCTAAATGTTTTGCTCCAGTTGATATCGCTTTAGTTCTAACATAATAAGCTAAAGACTTCAACCCAGATTTCCACGCCCAAAAGTGACTAGAAGATAACTTTTGTACTGTCGGTGCTTGAAAATAAACGTTCATTGATTGTGATTGGTCGATATATGGTGCTCTTTCAGCTGCCATAGTGATCAATTCTTTTTGAGAAACCTCCCAGATAGTTTTGTATTTTTGAATTAAGTGTTCAATTCTTTTGATCTTTTTCTCATAATACTTATCCGTTGGTTCCAAAAATTTATTGAAGTTAATGTTTTGAATCGAACCCTCATTCAAAATGATTTCATTTTTAAATGATTCGGACCAAATACCCAAATCCTCAAAATCCTCAATCAAATATCTGTTTGCAATTAAAAACTCGCCACCAACAACTCTTCTATTAAAAAGGTTCGATGGAATTACTTCGGTCATTTCATATGAACCAGTGATTTTAGCAGAAGATGCTACTGGCATTTGTGCCGTAAATAAACTATTACAAACACCATATTCTTTAACAGATTCTTTTAAACCTTCCCAATCCCACATTAATGAGTTTTGTTCAACACCCCACATATCGAATTGGAATATTCCTTTTGACATAGGTGAACCTTTAAAGTGTTTATATGGTTTGTATTTACCAGAACGGCACAATTCATTACTTTCTGTGACAGCAGCGTAGTAAATTGTTTCAAAAATTCTTTTATTCAACTCTTTAGCTTCTTCAGATGTAAAGACATAATCCATTAAAAAGAATACATCCGCTAAACCTTGAACACCGATAGCAATTGCTCTTTGGTCTAAACCACCTTTTCTACCCTTTTCAGTTGAGTATGCGTTAATATCGATAACTTTATTAAGTGCTCTAACAACTTTTCTGGTTTCGGTGAATAATCTTTCGAAATCAAAAGTTTTGTTGTTTACATAATTTTTAATTACCATAGATGATAAAGTACAAATAGCGGTTGTCTTCTCATCAGTGTACTGGTAAATCTCATTACAAAGATTTGACTGTTTAATCACACCAATATTTTGGTGGTTGGTTTTTCTGTTTGCATTATCTTTTGAACATAGGTAAGGTACGCCAGCTTCAACTTGTGATTCAATAACTTTAATCCAAATATCTTGAGCCTTTATTTTCTTCCCTAAACCCATTTCAACGGCCTTATTATAGTTAACCTCATATTCTTCACCAAAACAATCCTGTAATGGTTTAATACCGTTCTTAACAATGTCATTTGGGCAGAATAGGTACCAATCACCATCTTCTTCAACCGCTCTCATGAAGTTATCTGGAATCCACAAAGCTGTAAATAAGTCCCTCGCTCTCAATTCTTCAGCACCTGTGTTCTTTTTAATTTCGAGTAGGTCGAAGATATCTTTGTGCCACGGTTCAATATAAATTGCCGCACTACCTGGTCTACGTCCTTGTTGATTAAAGAAACGAAGCGATTCGTTAACAATCTTAAGATATTTCAATAAACCACCAGCAAAGCCACCCGATGTTTTAATTCTACTTTCTTTACTACGAATATTTGACATACACAAGCCGATACCAGCCGCATCAGCCGAGTAAACTGAAATGTCTCTCAGTGAATCTAAAAGACCGTTTCTTGAGTCATCATTATTGTAGTGAAGAACGCATGACGCTAATTGCGGTATCTTAGTACCAGAATTAATCATGATTGGTGTCGCTGGGGAAATAAATTGATTAGATAATGCTTCATAGTATTCAATCGCCTCATCTAAAGATTTAGTTACCCAAATAGCAACACGCATATACATGTGCTGTGGTCTCTCAATTTGTTTACCTGCTGATGTTTTAGTTAAGTACATCTCATGTAAAGATCTCCAAGCAAAATAATCGAATTTAAAGTCCCTATCATGGTTAACCGCTGCATCAATTTTATCTGGTCCATACTCATCAATCATTTTAATGAGTTCCTGATTAATGACACCGTCTTCAGCTAAAACTTTCATTGTTTCGCTAAAGCTTGGGTTTGTTTCTTTGTGATAAGATGAAATTGCGATGTTAGCGGCTAATTTACTGTAGTCGTAGTGACTCCCAGTATATGATGCCGCAATTTCAGCTAACAATTTATCGATCTCTTTAGTTGTCACCACACCTTCGTTAGGTAGTGATGTTATACCTTTAATAAATATTTCGTCTGAGTTAACCTTTAAACCCTTAGCGGATCTTTTAATCCTGGTCAAAATTTTTGACGGGTTAAAAGCGGCTTGCTCATC